TTCACCTCTAGTTCCCGGCCTCTTAGCGGTAACCTTCGTTTGAGGTTGCTTATCAGTCAAATCCATCTTAACATTAACACTGGTTGTTTCCCACGAACCATAAATGGGAGAACTTACTCCAATTCTCTTGCCATCAGCACCAGTAGTTACCTCAGCTTGCATTGCTGCAGCAACACCAGCAAAAGAACCTTCCATCAATACCTTGTTGAGAGCCATCTCTCTGACATTAATCCACACATCAGTAGTTGGAGTAAGTGCTATAGATCCTTCCCAATACCTAACAAGGAAAGGAGTTACACTTTCACTTCTAGTAGCAAATTTTTGATTATACCAAGAAACCTCACCATAATTCAACATAGCCACATCACCTTCGACCTTAATATTAGTTCCAACTACATTAACAAATCTAGCATCTTGATTAGAAATTGTTGTAGTTCCAAGACCAACAATACTATCATTGCCAATTTCCATATTCACTTGAGTGGTAAAATGAGCAGGTCTTAAAACTCTGCGAGTAACGTCAATTGAATTCCTAACACCTATAGAAGTATCTTGATGTCCAAATGATGTAAAATCATCAACCATCACTCCAGATTTAAATCTATTCAATCCATTTGCATCAACTATATGTTGATTTAAAGTAGTAGATTCTAAACTATTAAGTGCGGTATAATATTCTAAATTCTTAATTCTTTGTTCTAGCTTCGAAATATCATTCATCTGATATCTCTTATGGCTAATAAATGATACGCTTGCGTTCCTAGCACTATACAAATAGGCTGGAAGAGCAACAGTAGCAATATTTAAAGTTCCTGGTATCACATCAGGTAAGGTGGGATCATCCGCAGGTTCTCCATAAATTACACTAAGAACCCCCTTATCATTCAAATATATCCTATCCAATCTTCCAAGATAATAACTATATCCTACAGTTATTGATTCATCAGTGGCTAATACATTCTTTGCACTATTTTGACCATCATCAAAAACTCTTCCATAAAATTCAAATGGAGATCTTCCACCTGATGCGACACTATAATCATTAACTCTAGGACGAGCGTCAATTAACTCAGTATTTCTTATTGAATCCACGGTAGAAATTTGAGTAGTGTAATCAAAGCTATCATATGAATTTGCAAACGTAATATCACCAGTATCAGAAGAATTATAAGAAGCACTCTCGTAATAAATTTTAAGTCTATTAGTAGGAACAGAAGCATCAGCGTTTCTTATAATTCTTGAATAATCATAAAAACTACTCTTTTGACCATTACTAAATTTAAAATCTCCTAGAATATTTTCATCCCCAGTATCAATATTGGTGACAATGGCGGCAACTCCAGAATCAACAAAATCTACAACCTCACCACTTTCAAATAGAGTATTAGTTTGATAAATGAAACTAATACTACTATCATTTATTTTACCGATATAAAGAGCTTTTGCTTTACTGAGTTTACCTATAATTTGATCTCCCACAATCAAATCATTAGTGGTAGCAGTAGAACCACTCATTGATCCTGTAGTCATTGAAGGAGCTGAAGGATCTTCAGTGTCACTAGATTCAAATATTCCATAAATCATTATAACATCAGGAACATTTAAACAAATCATAGGATCCTGAACCCTAGTTCCAAAAGGATAATTACCGTAAGTTAATCCATCTTGAAATGTTGTAGATCCGATACCAGCACCTGCATTATTAGATTTATCAATTACAAGAGATTTTACAATATTATTATTCTTTACTTTAGCGGTAACTGTAGATTGACGTTGAGTTGTAATTACTGTTGCACCTTCAACATCATTCCTACTAAGCCCATCAAACCTAATAGTTCCACCACCTTCAAATACAAGTTGATTCCGAGTAATAGCTTCTAGTGTACCATCAGAACCAATTACAGTATATCTTTCTTCATCAAATGGCAAAAATACACAATTTGGTTCAGGTGATATAGAAGATGTAGAATTATTAGCAATTACACTAGTATAAGACTTCCTAATAACAAGTTCTGTATCAGATGTATCAACGGATTTAATATTCTTTTTAGGAAAAACACTATAAAGAGATTCGTTAGAAGTAGCATTACCACTCCCCATTTGATTCTCCATTACAGTGCCAACTACTTCAAAATTACTTACGGTTACTCCTATACCAGGCATAGTGCCACTAAAAACTCCAGGAACAGTTGTAACTCCTGAAATTACTATATTAGTTGTATTAACTTCATCAACAGTTGCTAAAGTCGGTAAATTTTGACCAGTTTGAGAAAATCTTACTAAATTTCCAACTGTAACAATCCCTGGCCAAGCACCAGAACTGCCAAAAGCAGTAGTAAGTCCAACAATATTGGTAGAAACTTGAGATTGGCCATTAGCAACATTATATGGAGTAATAGAGACAATCCCAACCATCTCAATTGAAGAAGGAACTAAATCTCCCAAATATGTTCCAACACCAATTCCCGAGCCAGTATAGTTACTAAAACCAAAAACAGACTGAATATCAGAAATATTATAAGATGTATAAGCAATAGCTGTTCTGGAGCTATTTCCAATACCATTAAATTCTAACCTTTCCCCCAAACTAAAATTACCTTTTATATCATATGCAGTTATTGATGCTCCTACATTAACAGTATGTCTTAAATATCCTCTTGCACCACTAGATTTACCTTCAATATATGTAGGAACAGTTAAAGTAACTGGCTCATTAAGTGTAAATTCACTATATGTTTGAACATCAAAAAGAGAAAGATCCCATTGATTGGTGGCAGGAAGAGTTCCTCCCATAGAAACATAAGTACCGGTATCTAATTTAGAATCATAGATTCTAGCAACTCCAATTTCCTTCCCAGGAGGTGCAGTAGTATATCCAACTATCCTTTGGCTTCTTAAACTCAAAGTATTTGTAGTATTAAATCCGATTTTAGGTGCGCCGTAAGCATTATTGATCTTAAAACTAGGACCAAACCCAAAATTAACTTGTTGATTTGTTAAAGTATTAGTAGTTCTTGGTTTGACGGCATCCATAAATACAGGACTATGCACCTTAACTTCATATCCTCTCACATAAGCTTTTCCTGGAGAAATTTTATAAAGAAATAAATCTTTACTGGGAGTATTTCCTTGTTGAGTAGTTTGTCCTGGTTCATAAATTCCTCTATTACCAAATCCATTATTTAAACTTTCATGACAAGAAGTAGATAACTCCTTCACATAATAATGTCCAGATTCATCAAAAGTTCTTTTCGCTAATTCATTTCCTAATTCATTATATTTTGTAGAATCTTTAATATCTCTAATAAGACCATCTTGAATATCTGCTAACTGAACAAAATTTTGATCATTAAAATCATCTCTTGATTTTTTGGCAAGAGTAGCTTCAATTTTAAGTCTATCAGCTCCAGGTGCGGTGTAATTATTAAATCCGGCAGCATTATCATTTAAAATCGGATCAATATCAGAAGAAACAAGAGTTTCTACAACATTTAAACCTATCCTATAACTAGGAGTATTGGTATATTGATCTAAAATTAAAATTTGATCCTTAACCTCAACAAAATATCCTCTTAAAAAGTAAATACCCTCATTAAGTCCAAATGCAGAACCAACAGCATTAGCGTTTAAAGAAAGGGTTTTGGCAAATCCTTCTCCAGAAGAAATAAAAGTAGTGGCGTAACTAATACTGTCCTGAGTTAGAAGAACTTCATTATCTAAAAATGTAGATGTAATACCATCAGTACCAGATTCCAAATATTCAAGATATAAAGTATAATTACCTCTATCAGATTCACTATCAGTAATAGAATTAATAATTCTAGCTTTTACACCAGAAGTTTCACCCCCAATAATTTTTCCAACTAACTGATCACGATAAAGTGAAATAGGAATTCCTAAAAACTCAGATTCTATTTGAATAGCAGAATATGCACTCAAATAAGTAACTTGCCCAGGAATAACTACAGAACCTTCTTTAAAAAGATGAGATCCTACATCTTCAATCTGATTTTGAAGTATAGATTGAAGATTATTTAATTCTCTTGCCTGAACTGGAAAGGCTGGTTTAAATAATACCTTATAGTAATTGCGTTCCGACTCAAAATCATCAAAGTAGGGAGCAACATTAAGATTAGTTTCCTGTGGCATAATTCTTTAGAATTCCAAGATAATTTTGACGTCTTCTTTTTGAGATGAAGACCTTGTTACAGAAGGTCTGTTATCAACATAAATGATCTTACCAGAATATTTTTGTGACTCTGGTTGAGATACACCATTTACGAAATTTTGACCGAGATTATATGTTTTACTATTTATTACTGTTGTTATACCATTAAACTGAGTACTAATTGACAAATTAATGTCTCCGCCAGTAATACTCAAACTACCCCCAGTATCAGGAGCATCAGTAAATTGGTAGTCATTATATCCCAAAGTTGTAATACCTGCGGCACCATCATAAGTAAACCCATTACTAGTTCTATCTTGCCAATACTTTAAAACTCCAGTTGTTTGATCATAAGATACAACTCTTCCCACAGCAGTAGATCCTAAACCAACAGTTTGTAAAATTTTATCATCAACAGTAAAATTAGCAGAACTATATCCTATTCCACTCAATCTAAGAGCATATACAGCACTCACCTTATCATCACTTAATAGTTCAGTTGAACCATACTGTTGAGGATTGCATATAAAACCAACTCTTGCAAATTGATTTCCAGTGATAAAATCTGGATTAGAAGTATCATTCTCAAATCTAGCGTAAGTTAGAACATTAAATGCGCCCAACTCGCTATAGATATTGGCCCCATATCCACCTGGAGGGGGGATAATTACATTAAATACGGGAGAAGTACTTCCTGTAGGAACACCACCAGCGGCTAAATCTACAGTACCATAACTATAACCAGAACCACCTTCCGAAATAGTAATTGAATCAACTTTGGAATCGTTATTAATAACTATAGTAGCCTTAGCTCCAGAACCATCTCCTTGAATAGGAACATTGGTATAAGTTAAATTTGCAGTACCAATACCAACACCTCTATTCCTAATAGTAACAATTTTTAATTGCGCACCACTAGCAGCATTTTCTCTCACAGCAGCATCAGTAGTATTTGTTTCCCAATTACTAGGAACAGGAATATAATTAGTAGATTCAAACTTAATTGCTTGGCTTGGTCTAATAGTATACAAATATTTCCAAATATATCCATCTCCACTACTACCAGCTTCTCTAGGTTCTAAATCAGTAAAAGTAGGTTCGTCCAAGGATGGACCCCCCTCATGATTATTTTCTGGTTTAGCGTTATTAAAAAGACAAATATATACCCTATAATCACTATTCATCACATAATACTTAGCAGTATAGATATCAGCCTGACCACCGGGTTGGGAGGGATTGGATATAGTAATATCATTTCTCCACATAGCATAGGTAATACCAGATTGCCAAGTATTCTTTGACACTACCTGATTACAATCATTTGGAGCAATTTTTTTCATCGCCAACATAGTATCCCAATACTCATTAGACTGATTTAAACTATCCTTAGGTGAAGGAGGAGCAGTATCCCAATCAGACTGATAAGATGTTGGGTTGGGTAATCCAATAAATGCATAATAAGAATTTGAACTGGATTGAACCCCAGACACAAAATTCTTTGCATTTAATATACGAAGTTGATCAGTAATTATTGCCGCCATTTTTTAAAGGGTTTTTTCTTATTTATTAAGTATAATTATTATATTTAAGAGGTTCATACCGAGTCACAAGAGCAGAAGTAGAAATTCCACTTATTCCATTGTCCCCATAGAAATTATAAACCTTTGATGGAGAATTGTCTAAAATAATCTTACCCCAACTAAATTCACCCAAAGAAGGAAGTTCATTCTGATAAGAGGTAGTATAGGCTATTCCACTACCAACTCTATCAACATTAGTAAATATTCTTCTTACGTAAGTGCTAAATCCAAGAACTTCTGATGGAAGTTCTCTTGTTTCTGCACTGTAGACCTGATAAACATCATCAACACATGTAGTAGCTATTCCTACAGAAACAGCAGTTTGATAGGTTTGACTTGCAAAAGTACTAAGTCCACTAGATACATTTGTATTATAAATTGTGAAATAATCACCAACATTTATGGTACTTATAGTAACTGCTGATCCAACATAATCAGCATCTCTCATATAAGAATCTAAAGGAATCCACAAATCAAAATAAAGTCTATTTTGAGGTCCAGATGTAGTAGTTCCAAATCCCACAACAGTTCCATAATCACCACTATAAGAAGATACGTTAATTTTCTCTTTTATAAGTGTAGGTGGTGATATTAAAACCACAGGAGGACTAGAAGTAGTATAAGCTGTACCAGTTGTTGATCCTCCATAAGAAACTGTAACACTATCAATAAGTCCAGAAGATAGTGTAGCTGTAGCTGTAGCTCCTCCTGTAGTTCCTAACCCCACAGGATCAGCAATAGTTACTGTAGGAGTACTACTATATCCATAACCACCATCAGTTACAGTAATAGCAGAAACTGTTCCTGCCACAGAAACAGTAGCGGTAGCTGAGGCTCCAATAACTACATCTTGAGAATCTATCACAATAGAATCTTGGAATGCCCTAATAGCAGCTTCATTATTTGAATCAAATAGAGGTCTTAAGCTGTCAACATATACGAAATAAGTTCCAACTCCAATATTATGAAGAACATTAGTAGTAGGATAAATTAATGGCTCATAGTGAATTCTATCTTTTCCTATTCTTTCATTATTAATAATCATATCAACTTGCTGCTTACACCAAGTTACAGGTCTAAACAATTCAGTAAATGTACCTGGAATCAATCCATCTGACGATATACCAACACCAGCATAATCATTAGTTGATACACTATCCATAGTATTAATACCAACCACCATTCGCGGATCTTCATCAAAAGCTGATCCATATCCTTGGGACATATCAACATTTATATCCAACTTATCTCCAACCTTTACTGTTTCGAGAATATCAGTAAATTTCACATCAATCTCACCACTTCCCTTATAGAAAAGAATCTTAGATGAATCTCCAGATTTAGGTGCAGTTGTAAATGTAAGAGTACTACCACCATTGAACACATAAGATTCTCCTGGTTCCTGCAAAATATCATTAATAAAGACTAAAAGAACCATTTGGACATCAACATTAGATCCAGGAGCTGCCTGAATAGAAACGGGGATTCCAGAAAGTTCAATTCTAAAGGATTTTGTATATCCATCAAATTGAGATTCTATCCTATCCAGAACTTCAAGTTCACCTACAGACCACCCACCAAACTTATCAGTAAATACATCATCAATATTGAGTTGGAATTCATTAAAAGTTAAGTTAGTGTTAGTTGGAATTCCTGTAGTGCCCCCAACTTCAACTGTAAGAACTTCAGAAGAACCATAACCAACACCAGTTTGGTCAATAGTAAAGCTAACAACACTTGATCCTCTACCGACAACAACATCAACAGTTGCACTCTGACCAATGCCAGGAGTAGAATCTGAACTATAAACTAAAGGAATATTTTCATAACTGAGTGGATCATCAAATACTACTTCCATGGGGAATTTAACACTTCCACTTCTGGAATAATAATGATGACAAGTAGTAGTTCCTGTATTACATTCAAAAGTCTTACTATCAACAATTCTAAGAATTTGTGTATTTTTTGCAGCTGGATCTGCTCCACCAGGTGATGTAGATCCATTAGTTCTAGGAGCAATAATACAACCTTGTACTGTTCCGCCAGTCTTATAATAAGTAGCTACTGTAGAAGTACCAACATTCACGACGAAAGTATTGCTACTAGGAACGCTAGTAATTCCTACTCCACCATATGATGGATCTGGTTTTCTAGGATATTTGTGAGTGGTAGAGTTACCATCTTTGGTACAAGTGAATGATAAAGAATCTTCTTTAATCCTAACATTAGTGCCAGTAGTAAGAGTATGATTTGCATCAAATGTCAACTTCATCAACCCTGTTGATGGGCTATAATCGGCACCAGTAACATTGTGAGTTACTAAAGGTGATGCGCCCACATTAAGAGTAATAGTAGTGGCGGAAGTAGCAGCAATAGCAACAGAAGTATTATAAGATCTATCACGTTTTCTCATAACACCATTACTCAATGCACTTACAAATGTGTGAGCATCTGTATTAGTGGAAGGTGTAGAATCTAATACTTGTATCTCAAAAGTATTGGTAGTTATATTGGATACTAATACCCACTTACCACTAATAGGATCACTAGAACGTGGATAATCATTTGATACATTACCACTTACGACACCAACATCACATGTAATGGTTGTGGCACTTACATCATCTATTGCTAGTGCAGTTCCATAAGCAGGATCTCCTACACGAGGATATGTCTTAGTAGCAGTGTTACCGTCAGCAGTACAAGTAAATGATAACTTATTATCACCAATGGTTACTGTATCGCTAGTTGTAAAGCTATGTGATCCAATGGTCATTACACAAAGACCAGTATTAGGATCATATGTGGCAGATGTTATATCTTTCTGGACACTACCAGCAGTAATTGTAATAGCATTAGTTGATGTTCCACCAACCCATGTATGTGCTGAACCTACACCATAGTCACACTTAAAGGTCAGAGCACCATCAACAAGTTGAACTCTATCGCCATCAACAAATCCATGATTAGCAATAGTTACTGTTGTTATACCAGTAGTTGAATTATAAGCTGCTGTAGTAGGTGTGAAATAATCGAGTGTAGTTCTAGGATAGCTATGGATAGAATTATAATCATCCATTGAACATCTAAAGTTCAAACTATTATCCTTAAATTTAACACTAGGAAT